AGATCCTTGACGATCTCCGCGTGGTTGGCATCTACTTTTGCAGCGCGCCTAGGCATTGCCCACCCACTTAGCCCAGACTGTACCGGTCTCATGGTCTAAATATTTTCGGATCCAATCGCTGTAACCCTCCTCGTTTCGGAGGAGCCGGTACTGCCTAAAGCTATTGTTGTTTTTCTCGCGCGTTTCTACGTTTCTTGCCTCGACCCTGTAAGCCTTTTTAAGAGCATGTAATGCGCCCAAAATCTGCATCCGCGTGTAGTCTTTAAAGTGATCCATAAAATCATCAGTGGTGAGCCAATCTTTACCAGACATATAAGCGGCGATCTGTTGAGTTAAAGGCGCGTCAGAGTCTTTATTGACCTTGAGGCTAGGGTCAGGGGTCTTTAAGATGTTTAACCAATTTTGAGTTGTTAGCATTTGCTATCCCCCATTTCACAGTCTTTTTTTGGGAAAAAATAATTAATTCCGTCTGCCTCAATACTTTTGTAGTCAAACATTTCTCTCAGCTTTTCCGAATTGAAAATGGCCCATTGCTCATCTGGGGTAAAGTCCATTTTTTGCAAAATAACCCGGTGCATCCAATAAACCATTGGGATTAAATAATTGCCCTGGCAAGCCAAGAATCGGGAATAATCCTCGAGCTTCCCTTGCTCGATTTTGTCCAAGTCGATATGGCAATTTTCTTTCTGCTGCTTAATTTTTGCGGCGAATATCTCGCATATGCACTGCAGATTTGCTAGTCTTTCCACCAGCAAGCTATTTTTTTGAGTTGTTAGCATGGCAGTCCTAAAGGTCGATTTTTAAAGAGAGCCCGGTAAGTGCATTCATATATTCCCAATCTTGTCCGCGGAACGATGTTGACCGAATCTCAATTGCGTATGGGCATAAATTTGTTTTTTCCGAAAATTTGTTAATTAAAGTTCGGATCTCTTCCTCAAGCTCACGCTTAAGCTCTAAAGCCTGAGCTAATGAAATATTTTCTTTATCCACATTTACTCTCCGCCCATTTAAATCAAAACGCCTTGTTTTGCCGCGAAGCTAATTCTGCTTTCTGCAATCTCGAAATATTCAGCCTCACGCTCAATCCCAATAAAAGAAAATCCTTCAAGCACCGCTGCCTTGCCGGTGCTGCCCGATCCCATGAACGGATCTAGCACTACACCACCCGGCGGGGTAACAAGCCGTACTAGATAGCGCATTAAGTCTGTCGGTTTAACGGTTGGGTGGTGGTTTTTGCGCCGAGCCGATCCCCGGCCGCTATCCCGCAAAGCCCCAATACCTTCCATACCTTCTATACCTTCTTCCCGGTCTGATTTGCTAGCCTTGGCGCAGTAAAAAAACCGGGATGCAGACCCTTCGCTCGATTGGAAATAACCGGTTCTATGAGTAAGTCCACGCATGAAATCAATATTTCGATCCGCTTTTATCTCACACGGTTTATTCGCCCCGCTTATCGAGTAAGGGAATAACCCTATAACTTCTTGACTCCCATCGTGGATCAGGTTAGCGGGCCAGCGGCCGGCGTCTGTTGGGCGCGCCTCGCCGCCGTCGCGCGAAAGGCCCCCATCGTACAGCTTTGATCCGCCACCACCCCAGCCTGTGGCCTTCTCGGAAGGCACCCTGCACCCATCCACATTGATCGCCCCCGTGCCGTGTTCCAGTACGTTCGCTGCCACGGTGCCCACCAGGGGCTTGCGCGCCAGAACTACGGGATCAAGATTCGGAGTTACGCCCGCGCCCTGGTGTTCGTGCTGCGCCAGCGATATAACAGGCTCGGTCACAGAAAGTGTGAGGATGCTTTGCAACAACAACAGCGAGGCGTTGAAGTGGCTTTCCGCAGTTGAGGCATTCGCACTGAACCCACCGGGAAGGCTGCACGCCTTGATGATGCTCGCGGGTGTGATTTGCGACACTGAGAACTTCAAGGTTCTCCAGTCGATTGTCGTGCTTGATTTCGTTTCGATGGTGGACGTGCTCCCATCGCTCCAGCTTTCGTCCAATGTGCGCCTCCACGACGACACGATGTTCAAGCTGGTAGTCGTCGCCAACGCGAACAGCGACGTACCCATCTGACCGCACAAATCGGCCCGTGTACTGGTGATTTCGTCGGCATTCCATTGAGCAATAGCGCACGCCGCGCCGTACTCGCTTTGGTTTGACGTTGAACTCTTTCCCGCAGCATTCGCAGACGACAGCAACCATAAACGGGCCTCCAATCTAAATAGGTTAGATTGAATTATATCCCGTACCTGCTCGTCTGTGTACGGCTTTGAAGCGAGAGTAACCGTTTCAAGGGCGGGTTTCAGCGCAGTGCCCCAGCCTTGCCATTGGCGGGCGGCGTCAGTGGCGGGGGCGGTGATGTCCAGCGTTGTCGCGCTTCGGTCTATGTCTTGACCCGGCGTGAAAGCCAGCAGGTTGCCGTCTTTCTTGCCGACGACTTCGCGCTCGGCTTCCTCAACGCTGGCAAAGGGCAGGCCGAACGTGTCGCGGATCAGGTTGAACTGCTCGGGCGTCGGCATGTTGAAGCCCAGTTCCCAGTTCGCCACGCAGCCCGTGATGTTGCCCGTCTTGCTAGGGAAAAGCGCGGCCACCTGCTTCTGCGTCACGCCGTTGTCCTCGCGCCACTTGCGAAACCACGGCCCAAACCATGCCACCGATGCGCCGCCGCGCTTATCAATCGCCTTGCTCACGTCCAGGGACTTGGGGAAGCCCGAGCCGTAGACCCAGACGATCATGTCGCGGATCTCGAAGCCAGCGTCCTCGATCCGCACGGCCATCCGGTGCTGCGTACGGGTGCCAGCGAACGCCAGCAGATGGCCGCCAGGCTTTAATACGCGCAGGCACTCTTCCCAAACGCTCACAGTGGGGACGTCATAATCCCATTTTTTACCCTTAAAAGAAAGGCCATAAGGCGGGTCTGTAACTATCGAGTCAACGCTACTATCCTGGATAGTTTTTAAAACTTCTAAACAGTCCCCGATATGAATTTTTACTTTATCCACATTTACTCTCCGCCCACTTAAAAGTTGCATCCGGCCAAGCACAAGCACGCCAGTACCAGATCGTTCCTGCTGCCTTTAGCTTTAGCACCGGCTTGTTTTGTTGCTTGATCCATCGCTCTATACACTGTCCACATTGCAGGTTGTATACATAAGGTTTTTCGCAGTCTTTGCAGGTCATTTAAGCTGCAGCCTTTTAGGGCCCATAGCCGTAGATCTTGTTATCTGCAGCGGGGCTTGATCTGACCCGCCCTCAAACACCAGCTGGCACATCTGCTTATCCCCAATCATGACCGGCGCACTGACCGCATGCGGGTATAAATCGGCATTAACACGCTCGGTAATCCCGATTAGGACTCTTTGGTAATCAGGGGTAGAGCCTGAGCGTTTATGCGCTTTGTAAAGGTTTTCAAAAGCCTTACCGGTAAAACTAAGCTCTTTGTCATCAGGCGCAGAGCAGACCTTTTCCCAACCTCCAAGGCCCTCAATGGCGGCATGGATACAAGGATCATCAAATACCACGGACTGATACGGCCCTACTCGCTTAATCGCATTACAGACCTTTGCCCAGGCAATTGCTGATGCGTCGGTTGTGGTACCTCCAAGCATCCGGATAAGATCGGCAACCTTAGGCATATACTGGCCAGCGTCAGGGTTGGCAATGTGCGCAGCAATCGCGTCTTGTACCGATTTAAGGTCATAAGCCTTGAGCCCTTGCCAGTAGATGTCTGCGATGCCCTCGGATAACTCGCGGTTGTAGTAGTCGGCTAGGCCGATCATCAACACGCCAAAGTTTTTTCGGTCAGTTTCCAGCATCGTTCACCTCCTTTTGCTCGACTTTCTCCAACCACCTCAAAACGTTTGCCGCTGTTGCTTGGCCCGTTTTGCCTAGGACGGATGGAGTGGTTTTGCTAACGGTTTTCACGGAGGCCCAGCTGGCATCAAAACCCGCCCAGCCCCTAGCGCAGCAGAGGGTCAAGGCTTCATTGAGCGTCAGGCCTGCTTTCTCAGCTTCGCGGCAAATCTGCTGGACAGCCGTCCGCGAGATCCTGGCTTTTTTTTGTTTTCGGAGTGCTTGCCAGTCTTTCAAAACATCTGGTTGCACGTCTTGCAATAGATCCATGCAAGAGGCGATGTCGTCTACTTTGGTATCCCTGAGGTGTCTATTTGGTTTCTTTTGGTATCCGTCCCCCAAATTTGGGGGTATTACCCGGGAAATTTGGGGGTATTTAACAGGAAATTTGGGGGTATTACATGGGAAATTTGGGGGTATTAACTTTTCAGCAATACCCCCAATTTCGGGGGAATTAGTAGGGAAATTTGGGGGTATTACCGGCTCTAATACCTCCAAATTTGGGGGTATTACAGTAGGGGTAATAACCCCATTTTTGGGGGTATTAGTGTCACTATTTACATCACTACTTACCTCTTTAATTCCCCCGTTTTCGGGGGTATTAAGTTGATAAACTACAACCCTACCGGTCGGCCCTTTGCGTTGGTTGGTGTCGGTGATGTATCCAAACTCACGCAATTTACGCAGGTTGGACGCTATCGTTTTAATGTCTTGACCGGTGGCATCGGAAAGATATTTATAAGACGGCCAGCAGGCCCAGCGGCTGTCTGCTATGTTGGCCATGGCGACCAGTAAAAACTTTTGGGATGATTTAAGTTGTTGAGCAAAGGCCCAATTAATGGCTTCATTGCTCATACAGCCTCCCTGCGTCCATCCCTACAAACTCTCTGCCCGCAAATGATGCTTGGGTACTTTCGGTGGTCTCGATTCGGCGGGATGTTTGCTAAAAGGTCGTAGTTTTTAAGAGGCGTAAAAGGCTCAGGCTCCCTTACTGACGCACAAGCTAGCACATCCCGCTGGCGCTCTAGCCATCGCTCCAAAAACATCTGCTGACCTTCCCGGTCGGGGATTGGTAAGCCCTCTAGTTTGGAGACTAAGGCGGCTACCCTGTATAAAGGCATCAAGTGGTCTGTAATCAATACCCCGCGCTTTTCAAGGGCAAGTAAGAGCCTATCTCTTAATCGCTGGCCGTATGTGTAGTTACTCATGCAACACCTTTATCGCTTTTTTTGCCGTGTTCATTAGGTTCAATTGCGCTTCTATCGCTAGTTCTTATTTTTTTCACTAGCTGGGGAATAATTCGTCCCCCATGAAAAAAAATCGCATCATCGAAAAAAGCCCCACCGGCCCGAAGGCCAGCAGGGCAACGGCCGACAATGTCAGACGGCCGGAGGATTTTGGCGCCTGCCCAATCCTGTACTATTGCTCCCACGGACTGAGGGTTAATAGTTTTCAGGAGGGCGGGCATGAAAGCGGAGTTTTCCTGGGAGGTCATGAGGTTCTAACCTCCGCTCTGTGCCGCTTTTTCAGCGCGTGTAGATACGTATTTGTAAAGAGACTCAAGAGCTCGGTAATTGCGAGACATGACGTCATTGACTTCTCCGCGCTCTATTTTGCTGATGGTTGGTTGCGGGATGCCGGTCTTAGAGGCAATCTCTGCCTGAGTCATCCCTGTGGCTCTAATCTCAGCCAAAAGATCTTTTGCTTGCATCTTAATATTCCTTTGCGACTATTTTAAGGTGGCGCAGATGAATATGCAAGTGCGATTAAATAATAAAATGGACACTCTTGCGAAAAGGCTAAAATTTGCCAGGGAAAAGCGTAAGTTGACTCAGGAGCAGCTGAGTGAGCTATCAGGCGTTGCGCAGTCTGACTTATCAAAGTTAGAGCGAGGGAAATCTCTAAAAACTACTAACTTAGTTGCGCTTGCGAAAGCGCTTGACTGCAATCCAGAGTGGCTAGACACTGGGGACGGAAATATATGGGGGTTTACGAAAGCTAAAGACTTAGAATCTGTCTCTGTGCCTCAAGCACGTTTTAAGCGTGTTTGGGTAGTAGGTAAAGCAGCCGGAGGCGTAATGCCAGAAAGATTATGGACAGACGGGGATCACCCAGTAGGGGCAACGGATGAATATGGGGAGCTTGCAAGCGCCGATCCACATGCATTTTTGGTAAATATAACAGGCACAAGCATGGTGCCTAGATATAACCCGGGAGAATTTGCCTTAGTCGAGCCCGGGACAGACCCGGAGGTTGAAGATGATGTTTTAGTCAGGTGCCAGGATGGAAAGACCATGCTGAAACGGCTACTATCTAAGCGCGGTGGCTATATGCTGGGTAGCTGGAATAATACCGAGATAATCCATTTGCAAAAAGATGAGGTAGTCTGGATGTATTATGTGGCACATCCTGTGCCGCGCAGAAAAATAAAAGTTCGAACGTAACACTAATGACGATAAAGAAAAAAGCCTTATATATAGTTAGCTCGCTAATAATTACCGTCTTAGCACTTAGCTATTTCTTTAGGGATAAGCTTTTCCAAGCGCAAGCACATAGGCTGGTTGTTAAGAACTACTTGAATGACCCAGAATCTGCCCAATTCCGTAAGGATTACCAATCTAAAATAGATAAAACTGTATGGTGTGGGGAGTTTAACGCCAAGAATCGGATTGGCGGGATGGTCGGATTTACTAAATATATTGTTTACCTTGAGGATTCAGATAAACCAGAAAGTGTATTAAACGAGATTTTTATTGAAAAGGAAGCGTCTGTTGATGATATAAATAAAGAGATGTCAGAAGCTGCAGTTTTTAGAAAAAAGTGGAACACGTTCTGCCAATAACAATATAAGGAAATACACATGAAAACCCTTATTACTTTATCAACCGCAATAATCCTTTCAGGCTGCGCAGCAACTGCAAGCTCTACTAAACACGCTAACACTTCTACATCTTTGCCTTATACAGGGCCTGTTTGCCTTTTAACCTCTCCTGTAGCGCCTGATGTAAAGCACTCTCCAATTGGGGAAATAGAAGCAAGTAAACAATGGTACGGCGGCACTGATGAGCTCCTGCCATTAATAGCAGATGAGGCCCGTAAACTTGGCGCTAACACTGTTATTAGGGTAAAAGTAGGCCAAAGAATTGGCGGCCTTGCATGGGCCAGGCCTGTAGGAAGCGGCCAAGCAATCAAAATAGAAGACTTTAAAGCCTTTAACTGCCAATCCTCAGGCGGTACTCTCTATTAGACCGCCTACCCAACCCTCAAGATACGTCACCTCTACTTGTCGATGTTTTTAACATTAAGTAAAAACATGTACAAATTTTCAATAAAAATTAACATGTTTTGCTTTCAGCCGCATCCTACCGCCTACACATCCTAGCCTCACTCTTAGTTTTAGCCTTATGCTCCTCGACCGTCAACCACTGCATATTGTTGACGGCATCGGGGCCCCCAGCACAAAGAGGGATTACATGATCCATGTGATAGTTTGCACAAGGCACTCTACGGTTACCGTTCGCAGGGCATGGGTTTAGCCGCTTGAATTCGGCCTTAACGGCGTAGCTTCGCTGTGTTTTGGCTTCGAGGGGGTGAATTATGGCGGCTGCGAGGAGTGCGGCTAGGAGCGGTAGTTTCATGCCCCGGATATTACCTCATGAGCTATTAGATCATAAGCCACTCCAAGACGCATTTAGAGCTGGCTTCAGAGATTTATTTTAGCGGAGCGAGAAAAAATATTCTTTTACGCTTGACATTAATTATTCTTTTATGCATAATCTACCTATCACTCAACTATAGGTGTCAAATGCAAATACCAGCAC